TACACAAAGTACCTTCGCAATATTCAGGACAACTTTAATTTTGGTGAGGACGGTAAATTTCCACCAGACGTTAATCCTGATCGGCTACTTGAATTTGATGAGTATGTTGAATGGTGGAAGTTACGACATTTCCGAATTGAGGATATGAAACAACTGTTAGAGCGCATTAGGTTTCGATCATGAGTATTAATTTAGACTGTTATATGCAGTTTAAAAAGGAAGTGAAGGACAGTTACGTCACTTGTGGTGTCGTTCTCGTACACGGCAGTGAGGAAATCTTTACAGATTTTCAAACCTTTGAAAATGGGTTATATGGTGACGGGCTGTTAACTCAACTATTCAAAACGATGCAGTTCATTAACGATAGGATTGTGAATGACGAGGGTGGCGTAAACCTGTTCATTAAGGTTCACCCCAAAAATACAAACTTCATCAAAATCCTCAATAAGATTGAAAGAGGGTATCAACTCACAAAAACGGTAGACAACGAGGTGTCGTTCAATTTCATTATGAAGCAGCATTTCACCAATAAGGATCACACCAAACCGAAGACGTACGATTGGATGATTAGGATTGTCAAAGCACTTAAGATCGTCAACAAGAAACAACCTCTCTCGTTGATAGCGTCAAAGGACGGAGTGTCATTTAGGGCTCAACGTGTTTACCTCGAGTGCTGCGCCCGACATACGGCTCACGAGCAAGTAGCTGAAACAACGAACGTAATTGAGTTCCCGTCACCCCAAAAGACTGAAATAAAATAAAAAATCAATAGGGTGCTAAACCCCGTGGCTTAATCTAGGGAATGGAGGGAATGGAGTGAATTATGGGAATTTTCTTAACTACCGTTTTTCACAGTGCCAAAACACTTTTAGGAATTTATATGATAGACGTTATTAGAAGTTTGAAGAATGATGTAAAGAAATTGAGGAATAAACTGGTAGGACTTACCGATGAACCATTGGTTCTTAGATACCAATTAGAAATCGAATGCCTACATGAGCAGATCAAACAAGAACAAGACCTAATTAAAGCCGGACTGGGAGAACCTACTGGTGATGAACTGATCCACCTATTTCCCAAGTAACGCCTCCGGCGCATCTGTGGTTCACTTCGTTGCGCTCAAAGCAGCGCACCACATCTGGTATGCCCACTTCGTGGTTCTTCCTGGAACCAGTAAGTCTCCATAGAAGCCATAGCTTCCTACCCGACATAGAACTCACATCCGCACATTTCTTGAAGCCACCTGTCCTCACAATTGCACATCGTTATTGGCAGTGAGGTATGTGACGCTTCCGTTCAGCACCCTAAAGAAAATAAATCTTTGGGGTGAGGGAAAAGAACGAGAAGACACTTAATCCGACAATCAAGGACAGTCTAATTCTTAAACTGTGGGAAATTGTTGGTACGTGTCAGATATCCAGCTTGTCTCGGTTCCGTGTTCCAGACGATCGTTAACGTTTCAATACGGAGACGATTGTGACGAAACGGTTAGTACAAGTGAGCGCATTTTGGAAAAATGATCAGCCAAATGGTATAGGCATAACAATTGATGAAAGTTTTGGCAATTTGGATGACCTACTTACCATCCTCCAAGCCTCCTATAACGCGATGTATGAGGAATGCCGACTCCAAGGTTCATTACCAGACCTCATTAACGATCTACGTTCACAACTGACGGAGATCGGTTTAAACAAGCCAATAGAGGACAGTCTCGATACCGTTTGCATCATCATCGGCAACATTTGGACGCTTGAGTCGCGTGGTTTGATGGTTACCGACGAGTTTAATGGTCTATTTTTGGCTTATTACACAAATTAGCTCCAAATAAACTACGCACTACGGACGATATCTGTCGTCTGTCTGTTTCCCCTAGTTGGTTTAGACGGGATGGTCCACACCAGAGATAAATAATCTTTGGAGGTCGGATCATGAAGAAGTTTCTATTTGGGCTTTTATTTGCCCTCAATTGCTGCACTGCAACATTTGCAACCACAAATTACTACGGACCAGCTTGGCAGGATGCACCACCAGTTCCTGCGACTGCCGAAGCCATCTCGATTGCGAAAGCACTGGCAGTAACAGTGAATGGAAAAGCAGCGTTGATCAGAGCAACGAATTCCATGCTTCCTACGCTTACTGCGAAGGACATCGTTGTGTACAAACCAATCTCATTTGATGAAATCAAGGTTGCCGACATCATCATTTTTGAGGTTGGAGAGAAACCATCTAATGATTGTTTGACTTGCACTTTTAACATCTACGCTCATCGAGTGGTTGAGAAGGGCAAGCGTTCAGTCAGAACCAAAGGTGACAACAACACCGACAGAGACAACTTCGAGACACCACATGGAAAGATCAAAGGTGTCATCGTAGAAATTGTGGATGGTCAAACAGGTGTGGTTCGCGATCTACAAGTGAAACAAGGGCTTTAATATGAAAACGTTAATCCTAAACGCATTGGTTCTCTTCTCACCATTGGTCTTCGCAGCAGATGAGCCAATCAACTGGGCTCTTGTTGATGCGTATTCGTCTCAAATGTTAGTCAGCACATCCAAACAAGACCAAGCCATCGTTACAGAACTTACAACGATGTCAGAGGCAGACCTAAGAGCATTACCAAAGCAGAAGAACAAATATATCCAAGCTTTCGTGTATTACACCATCCGAGAGAAGCAGCTCGCTCGTGAACGCCAGGATCGTTGTGTCTCAAGCGAAAGTGAGCAACGTCACTGTGATGCTGTCGATGAAGTGGAACGTGAACTGATCGAGATCCACAACGATATTCGTTAACACTTTCCAAATTGCGCAACCTGTAATCGGGTCCAAAAAAGCGCCATCTGGACGATTTCCCGCCAATTACCGCAGTAATTCTACGATTTCTACGCACAAGTGCCGATTTTCTGCACTATTTTTCCCAAAACATAATTTATTTTGCAGAACTACGGACGATTTTTAAGTATTTCCTGTTGTCTTTCACATTCCACAACAGTTCTGCACGATTTTTTCCCGTGAATCCGTCCAACCATTTTCAGTAATGGTCAACATCGTACGGACGCTTTCCACCAATCGCATTCACTGTGGACCAACAATAACAACGGCACTGTGAATGTTCGAAACATTAGCCTCACCAGTATTCCCGCAGGATTCCGCGTGTTTGTTATTGGCTGATACAGTTTTTGAACCGTCCAGATCCCCGTATTTGTGCAGGATTTATACGGTCAAGTCACTGCTAACTACGTGATTCATTCGCAATTATTGTTGTTGTTTAACCGGTCCTTTCTGTTGAAGGTTGTCTCCAGATCAAAGGAGATGACCGTGAATGCAGAGTTGTTGGAATTGATTGAGCTTGTAAAAACCAGTCCAAAGCCAGTCCAAGAAGTGGTCGAGGACTATTTCAGCGAGATTGTGTTCTCTGTTCTGAAGCAGGAATGGCTGCAAATGCAGCCGGCTGAACGACAGATGTTGATTGCTAAACTAACTCACGAAAGGAAGAAACGATGAATACCAGCGATATGACCAGAAAGGAATTGCGAGCGGCTGCTAAAACGGCTGGGATCAAGTACGGCAAGATGTCCCTATTGCAAATCAAGAATGCGTTGGCTGATGTCAAGCCTGGTGCGAAGAAGAAAGCTGAACCAAAAGTCCGGAAGGAGCGGACCAACACGAAGATGGCTCAAGCGATTGCAATCGCGACCAAATATCCCGACCTCGACCGGAAGGGGTTGATTGCCAAGTTCATGTCTGATGCAAAGTTGACGAAAGCTGGTGCATCAACGTACCTGTCGTTGGTTAGAGCCAAGATGAAGACTAAATAGAAACGATTAGCAGTTCCCGTTACCAAGCCCATCACGTCAATGATGGGCTTTTTTATTGTCCCAAATTCCATCCGACTAAATAGCTCCACAACGATGTTGGAGTTAACAACAAAGCAAGCAGTGATGGAGTTCACGATGGCAGAGAGAAGCAGAGGTACAGATTCAATTACAGGTGAGTCGCGCAATAAGACGGTTGAGGAAATTAAAGACCTTCGCAACGAAACGATTGCGCAAGGAATGAGTCCCGAACACGAACTAAAACCTAATGATGGATGGAAGGAGCAGAAGAAGCTTTGGGAAAAGGCATCTGACTCCAAACGTAAAGACTATCTCTACGGAATGATCCTCCACGATGGTGTCTGTGCTGATACAAAACGCGGACTTGGATTAATCGCAAAGTTCTTCGCCATCAGGGTTAAAGATTTAGACCCCTACCAAGAAGTCATCGACATGGCTGATGCAGCACGTGTACTCAAAGTCAATCGCAATCAACTACGTACCTTCCTTGGTAGAGATGATCAACCAATGGGTAAGTTCTTTATTGGTAAGCAGTATGCGTATCAAGTCGGTGAGCCAAAACACGAAGGTGTGGAGAGCATTGACGATGGTAACGACATCACTATCAAGGTGATGACACCAGAGAACACAAACGTCAGTCAGATAGATAACGATGGCGACGAAGCAGTGATGGCAGAGGAAACATCACCTTCAAACAAACACCTTAATTGATGGATTTGCATTGGGACTTATTTAAACACCAAGCAGAGTTCGTATCAGATACCAAGACACGAAACCTTGCGTTGATTGGGGGTTACGGAAGCGGCAAGACTGAAGCGTTAGTAGCGAAGCTTGTTAGCCTATGCATGTTGAACGCTGGGTATGAGGGTATCGCATTATCACCAACGTATCGAATGGCTGTTCAGGTATTGATTCCTCGATTGGAAGAAGCATTACGTTCTCGTGGCATTCCTTACGTTTGGCACAAAGCGGATATGTACTTCGCCATAAAGGTGAAGGGCAAAGTAACAAAGCTGCATATCTTGGCAGCAGAGACATTCAAACGGGCAGCTGGTATCAACGCAGCATTCTTTGGTGTTGACGAAGCGGACCTATTAGACGCCGACACATTTCTCGCAGCATGGCGAATGCTTTCCTCACGTTTGCGTAAGGGCAAAGTCTATCAAGGTGTAGCAGTATCGACACCAGAAGGATTTAAGGGCTGCTATAAGTTCTGGTACGAAGAAGTATGTCGAGACCCAAAGCTTGGTCGTGATCGTCGCATCATTAAGGCAAGCACATACGATAACTTCACACTACCAAAAGAATACATTGAGGGATTGGAAGCACAGTATCCCGAACATCTTATCCGTGCTTATCTTCACGGCGACTTTGTTAACTTGGCTGGTAAGCCAGTGTATTGGAAGTTCGACAAAGAACTAAATGCCCACAACTTAACGATTGCAGACTTTCCTAACCATGTCATTCACATCGGACAGGACTTCAACAAGAACATAAATGCGGGTGTTGTACATGTCGTAAGGAACAACAAGTGCTATGCGATTGACGAGTTCTATGGTGACAAAGATACCCAACAGTTAGCCGACAGCATCAAGACACGTTATTCGTGGCACTTCAAAAATAACGCCATTCGATTCTATCCCGATGCGTCAGGGTTTGAGGGCATTCAGAATCTTAAGCGTAACTTCCCCGAGTTCGGTCCAGACGGTAAGCCAAACTTCCGTTATTCAGCCTCCAATCCAAAGGTTGAGAGGCGTGTTGCAGCTGTAAACGAGAAGTTCAAACCAACAGCAGGATCACCAGAGTCGTTTGTTAACCCATCCAAATGTCCTGAACTATGGAAGGGACTAACACAACAAACATACGACAAGAACGAAGAACCAGACAAGAAATCCGGCATTGACCACAGTTTAGACGGTCATGGGTACTTCATTCATAAGACTTGGCCACTAACCGGCAATGTTGTAGCAACCATCAGTTCGTAAGCGCTCACCATAAATAGAAAACAATATTGAAAAGTCCGGAGCGACCCCTTAAATGCCACAAACACTAACCCACAAAGATCTACGTAGCGTTGATGCCGATGCCGCACAGAAGCTTGTCGATTTTTATGAGGACAACCAACTCGACTATCTGATTAGTGACCTGAACCTATATCGTGACTCATGGAAGGATCGCAAGTTCATCCCACGTGTCCGCAATATCACCAAAGCAATCGTCGATAAGTCTGGACTACTTTTCAACGCACCCCCAACGTTAGAGATAGTTACGCCTTCTGCAACGAAGCCAACAGTCGATCCAACGTTTAATGAATTGATGGAACGATCTGACTGGACTGAATTCTTTCAAAACGTTGATGTGTACACGCGATTGCTTAAAACAGTCGTCATCCTTCAACAAAAGTACGTCGCAACGGCTTCCAGCACACAAGATGGTAAGTACGTTCCGAACTTTCAGCAAGGTGACGCACTGCTTCTAACCCTTCTTACTCGTGCCAATAGTGCGATCAAGATGGACGTGACCAACACAATCATCAATGAACTAGCATTCTTAACATCAGATATCACAAACGGAAACGAGTTTACCTACCGTTGTATTACACCAGAGTGGATCAGCGATTGGCAGGTTAGGGACGATCAAGAAACGTTATTAGACTCAAAACCAAATCCAGATGGATTCGTACCCGCAAATGTTGTCTATGACACGTTAAAGCCTCGTAAGGGCTGCTGGTCAAACATTCCAGAAGACATCATCTCGCTTCAAGAGATGATCAACATATCCCTAACGGATACAGAATTCGCAATTGCTCACCAGAAGCAAAAGACATTATTCACCAACGCTCG